GTGCGTGGTGTCGGTTTACAAATATCCGTTCTTATTGTTGGGGGTTGTTTGAAGATAACCTTTATTTTGGAACGGATGACGGCATATACAAGTTTGATGACGGAAATTCGGATAACGGAACGGCGATTGAGGGTGTAGTTGAGCAAGCCTTTAATGACTTAGGAACACAACAAATTAAGCGTGTTTCTTTGGTTAATCCGCGTGTTTCTACCTCGCAAGACTTTGCCTTAACGGTGTATGTGGATACGGACTATAAAAAGCGTAACTTACAATATACGAATAATATCACCGTGCCAAAAGGTAACTTATGGGACATTTCGCCGTGGAATACGACTTACTGGTCAGTTGATACGACAAGAGAGATACAATCGCAATGGATTATGTGTTCAGCGGTTGGGTTTAAAATGGGTATCGTATTTAAGACAAAAACCAACAGAATTTTAATTGACTGGTATGACACAGGGCTACGCTATGAGCAAGGAACCGGTATATTGTAAAGCCGATAAAACAGGCAAAGTTTTACACTTTATTGCCGAGGGGTTAGGTGATGACCCGAAAGACTATGAGCCGTCACTTGCTATCGGATTTTATCAGGGTGAAAAGCTAATCGGCGGGGTGTTGATTAACGATATACGACCGGGGCGAGATTGTTGGATAACGATATACTCGACCACGCCGGAATGGGGGAAAAGGCACGTTTTTAAGTATGTGTTTAACGTGGTTTTTAACGTTATAGGCGCAAAGCGATGCTCTGCTTTTATATCGAAAAGCAACAAGCAAAGTTTTTCCGTATGTAAAAGATTAGGCTTTAAGCAAGAAGGATTATTAAGGGAATACCGTGACAACGGTGAGAATTGTTATGTAATGGGAATGTTAAAAAAGGAGTGTATTTGGATATGAGCAAAAAGAAAAAAGTAAGATACGATAAAAAACCGTATGAAGATTATGCCAACTTTTTAGAGGGGCAAGATACGGGCAATGTCGATAACACGCTTTCTAACTTAACGGAAAACGCGTATAATCAAAGCCAAAATTTAGGCAATATGGGGGATTATACTTTTAGCGTTAATGGTTCAGACGAAGCAAGGCAAAGAATGGAAGATGCTTTGTATAATTCTGCTGTAGAACGCTTAAATCCGCAGTTTGAAAGACAAACATCAAACTATGCCACAATGTTACAAAATCAGGGGATTCCGGTTGGTAGTGAGGCATATAATCGCGCAATGGGTGAGCTTGAAGAGAAACAAAACGATAGCTTACGACAGGCGGCTTATGAATCAATTATCAAAGGACAAGATGCGTTTAGCCAATCGCTTGGTGATGAGGTGACCGCCGGTGGTTTTGGTAACTACGCACAACAGGCTTATATCAATCAGATATTGTCACAATTACAAGGCAGTCCGTCCGGCTATGAAAACCAACAGAATTTATTTGCGGTTAAATCCGGTAAGTCTGACTTGAAATACCAACAAGATAAAGCAAACGCAAAGAGTGGTTTAGGTGGTGCTCTTACGGGGGCAATAACAGGAGCGGCACAAGGCTTTGCGACAACCGGTAGCCCGTGGGGTGCTTTAGCAGGTGGTGCTATGGGTGCTTATGGTGGTTATAACTCAAATCCTTATGCAAAATAGGAGTAAATAGATGTTAAACAGAGATTTTTCAAATTCTACGCTTAATATAATCAGGTCAACACGTCCGAATATTGAAGCTCCGGCACAACAGGACTACATCGGGATGATACAGCAAGCCGGAAAAAACTTTAATGAGGGTATGCTTACCAAACAAATGATTGATGAACACCCGGAAGATAAAGCTCGTATTCGGCAAATGGGTGGTAGTGCTTATGCCGATATGCTGAAAGAGGATGAGTTAAGGGCAGAAAAACGGCAACAGGAACTTGACGACATCGCCGCGCAACGTGACTTCCAACGTGAGATGATGGATGCGCAATTAAAGAATAGCTTTGCACTTGAAAATATGCGCCACAATAACGCTATGGGTTTAGCTCAGTTTAAGGCAGGGCTAGCGGCACAAAACGGGGGCGTAACAGCATCACCGGAACAAATAGAAGCACAATCCAGAGAACAAGCACAAAGCGCAATAAATCAACTTGGAGAAGTAGCCGAAAGAAACAAAATCGGTGTATTTACCAACTGGCGGCGTGAACACGGCTTGACCGGAAAAGAAACAGAGCAAGAGTATGGGCGTATTTCTTCTGCGGTGGCAGGGTTAGCACCGAGAGCAATTTCAAAGTTAAAGGCGGCGGGTGTTTCAGGTATTAATAGCTTGCCTGAATTTATGACATATATCGGACTTCCGCAAAATCCGACTTCTGAACAAATCAGAGGTGCTTTGCCGATGATGGCGCAAATTGCGGGGGTAGATAATCCTTTGGTGAACGAAAAACAAAGGGCAAATCCTATCCCACAACAACAGCCGAGTTTGGCAAACTTCAGTTTAGCACCGCAGAGCAATGTTAAAGAGGGTGCGGTTATTGAGGATGCCAACGGTAACAGAATGGTTTTAAGAGGTGGACAATGGCAGAAAATGTAACTATTCCCGAGGGTTTTAGGCTTGTTTCTCAAACACCGGCAATCCCCGAGGGGTTTAAGCTTGTTTCTCAAAATGAGCCGGAAAAAGACTATACTCTAGGGCGTGTTGCAACGGCAGATAGTGGCTTGACTTTCGGTTTCGGGCGAAAATTAGGCGGTTTAATCAATGCACTTGGAAGCTATCCCGTGGACAGAGCGGCTGAACTTATGGGTGTTGAAAATATACCGAGTTTTAAAGACCGCTATAATGAGATTGTAGAGCCGGCAGTTCAAGCAAAAGAAGAATATCAAAGAGATAAACCGGTTGAAGCAACAGCGGTTAATTTGGTATCTGCTTTGGCAAATCCGGTCAATAAATTAGGCGCGGGATTTATCGGAAAAGGTGCTACGGCTACGGCAAAAGGTTTAAGAAGTGTCGGTGTCGGTGGTGGTGCCGGTGCGGTTAATGCTATCGGCGAAACAGAAAACGCAGACGACCTTGCCGGAAATATCGGGCAATATTCTTCTATCGGGGCGGCAATCGGCGGTGCAATACCTTTGGCGGGTGCGGCAGTAAAAGGAATGGGTAAAACCTTAAAACAAGTGTTAGGCAAAACAACCGGTGCGGGTGATGTGGCGGTTGGCGATGCTTTTAATGCCGGTGCAAAAGGTAACACGACTTTTCTTGACAAAATGCGTGGCAATATCGATGCCGACAGCTTGGAAAAAAGAGTTCAAGCCAACTTTGATAAGATAAAATCTAATCGCAATCAAACATACGAGCAAGATATAACAAGGCTAAAGCAAGCAACTGCAGATAAAAAGCTTGACTTGCAACCGGTTATTAACGATGTGAAGTCAATTATGAAAACCGAAAGCGGCGGTGCTGACTATTTATTGGATAGTGACACGTCAAGAGTGTTAGCGGAAACAAAAGACACGCTGAACAAGTTTTATAAAGACAAGTCACGCCATAATTTAGAGGGGTTTGATAATCTTAAAAAAAGGCTTCAGGGCATAAATACAAAAGAGGGAACTAATGCCGAAAGAGTAAAGACAAATATTACAAATTCGGTGAAAAATCAAATCTTAAAGCAATCGCCGGAATATAAAGCGATAAACGATGCTTATGCCAAAGATACGGCAACGCTTAACGACCTTAAAAAAGTCTTTTCTATGAACAGAAACGCTAACAGCGAAACGGTATTAAAGAAAATCCAATCAACGGCAAGAAACAATGCAAACACCGACTGGACTTATAGAAAACAGCTTTTAAATATGCTTGACCCAACTGGGGAAATCCAACAGGAAATATCGGCAAATGCTTTGAACAGTTGGTCGCCTCGTGGTTTGCTTGGTGGTGGTATTGCAGGTGCTTCTTTGTTTACAAATCCGACAATGTTAGTTGCGACTTCACCAAGGGCGGTCGGAAATATCGCTTATAGAGCCGGACAAGTGGCAAATTCTGCACCGGCGAGGGCATTAAGTACATCATCACCGTATGTGGCGCAACTATTAAATGAAATTTACAACGGGGGCAATTAAGCCCCTTTTTTTATGGAGAAATGAAATGCCTTTTGATTCTCAAGGAAATTTTACAAGGGTTATGAACTGGCAAGAAGATGCCGCAAACTCTATACCTATTTTGGCAAGCCGTCACGATGACGAGGACGACAACTTCGCCAACGGTTTTAACGAAGTTATGTGCCGTGATGGTCGTACACAAATGACCGGGCAATTAAAAATGGGTAGCAATAAGATTGTAGGGGTTGCAACAGGAACAGCCGATACAGATGCCGTTAATAAAGGTCAGTTAGATAGCGCGGTTGCTAATGTTTCCACTTCTGTTTCAAGTATCATTACAACAACGCTCAACAATACATTAAAAAGCCTATATCCGGTTGGCTCAATTTATATCGGAACGCAATCGACTTGTCCGCTTGCAACATTGATTAGCGGCTCAACTTGGACAAAGGTCGCAGAGGATAAAGTTTTGCAAACGTCAAGTTCTTCACACTCTGCAAACTCAACAATAAACGCAGGTTTGCCGAATATAACAGGAACATTCGGACCGGTAGCAACAGGTGGATTTACTGCCACAGGTGCTTTTTATAACCAGGGAACAGCTAGAGGAACAATAAAAGAAGATGGCTCTGCTGACTATACAGTCGGATTTCAAGCCTCACGTTCAAGTTCAATTTATGGTGGTTCTTCAACAGTTCAACCGCCTGCGTATGTGGTCAACGTATGGCGTAGAACAAAATAAGGGGGTGATTAAAATGGCGTGTAAAAAAGGCGGAAAGAAAAAATAATCGGGGGCTTTAAGCTCCCTTTTTTATGGGGGAAATTATGACAGGAAGAATAACAGGAAATTTAATTGAAGTTAGACAGGGCGATAGTTTTACAATCAATCTGCAAGTAAAAAAAGGCTGTAAACCGGTAGATTTAACCGATGCCACGGTGATGATGCAAGTCAGAGATACAGCTGACAATATCATATTTCAATGTGACGGCACTCCGGTTGATGTGGAAAACGGACGAATTGCTTTGATTATAACACCGGAGATGACAGCGGCAGATGTAGGCGATTATTCAACCGACATTCAAGTAACAATGCCGGATGAAAGCGTAAACACAATCTTTCCGGAAAATGTTAATGCAGTGGGTGTTTTTAGGATTACAAAACAAATAACGAGGGGGTAAGATGAGCCAACTTGATAATGATGTAACGGTTGTTACCGTTTTTGAAGAGTCTAACTTTAATGTTAATGTGGGCGAAAGTGCTAAACTACAAGTAAACGAGGCAATAAACTACATTCAGTCAGGGCAAGCAGAAATTAAAGAGGCTGTTGATGAAGTCAAAGCCGAAATAACCGCACACGCAGAAGAAAAAACGGCTGAGTTTGACGAAAACGCTAACAACAAGACTTCTGACTTTAATAATAATTATTCTGACAAGGTTGATGCTTTTAATCAGAACGCCACGGAAAAGACAAATGCCTATAATCAAAACGCTACAGATAAAACCAGTGCTTTTGATGACAACGCGGCAACAAAGACAACCGCTTTTAATTTAAACGCAAGCTCTTTGACGGCGGATTTTAATACCAACGCATCTGAAAAAACAACAGCTTTTAACAATAATTATACCGAAAAGAAAGCTTTAATTGATGCGGAAGTTCAAACGGCTGAAACAGCGGCAACAAATGCCTCAAATTCGGCTAATTTATCAAAACAATGGGCGATAGGTTATCCGAGTGAGCCAACGGGTAACTCCGCTAAATACTGGGCTGAAAAAGCGGAGAGCGATGTTCAAAATCTTGCAAATAGGGATTTATCAAACCTAACCGCAGACGGTCAAATGATAATTGACTCACAGAACGGCACTACATCTAACTGCATATTAGAGATACCACAGAACATTAAGGTAATATTAGAGAATAACGTGTTGACATTAAAGGCGGGCAGTATTTTAACCCTTGCAAATGGACAAACTTATACAACGGTTCAAATTGATAGTGATAAAACTAGGGATATGACAAATATTGTTGTGAATTTGGGAGTGAAATATGTTGTTATTGCT